CTCTTCATTGCCTGCGCAACTTGCGAAGACAATTGGTTCCACCTGATTCCGAAAATCGTAGTCAAATGCTCGTATGTAATCTGTGCTCTTACACATTTCTCGCTTGTAAGACAGATGGCCACATCGTAAACTGCAGCACTTCCATCTTGCGATTGGTTCGAGTTCTGTGGGATGGGCACAGATTCTTTTACAGTGTTTAATGGTGTTACCGACACTGAGCTTGAGCTCACGCATTGTAGGGCAAACAAAATGAAGAATAGACATGATAGGTAGTAACAATTTCTGAAAGACAGGACTGTCCAAAAATGTCTCTTCCTAGGATCCACGTACGAGTAGTAAAAATCACTCTCCATTTGACAAGCAGCTTGCTTAACCGTATGCATAAACCTTGCTTTATCCTGAGGGGCCAACTCAGTCAGATTTTTCTTGGTGAGGCCAAGATATTTAAGCCCCAGTTTGTGTGAATGGCCAATTTTAGCTTCAAAACCCTTATTTACACCAGAATAGTAGGTGTGCATATTCACTACTATGTAGTTATACATATTACTATCTATCTGTATGTCTGGGATCGTACTTTCTGTCGCTATCCACGGGTTGAACCAAGAAGATGTCCTCTTAGTAGCATTGGTGTTAGATATACCATGGTTGACATTTTCTTGCATGTCAATCACATTGTAATTACCAGTTATTCTATCTAGTACACTGACATTCGCGTATCTGTGTACTTACTTTCGAGATAAGCTGGATCTAAATGCGTTGGGACTTCATCTTTAGGTAAAACTATGGAACAATCACACAAATAAAAATCTACATTCCCGCAGGTTTGGCAGGTAGCCTGTGAGGATGGGTCCAAATTGGGTATATTGAGTTTAACCCAGTTATTGAACTTCTCCAAGGCAGATTTTGTTTTAGGTCTGGTCTCGAGCATCTTTGTGTAAACTCTTGTAAGTTTATACTCTTTGACCGCCTTGTCGACCTTATTCTTAGTACCAGAAATTTTATTGGCCTTCTGTACTTGTCGACGCAAATTACCTCCCTCAGCCTCTTCTT